GCACAGGCGAGAGATCAATTTCTCAATCAACAGGCAAATTTGCTTATCGAAAACATCCCCGAATGGAAGGATGACAAGAGGGCACTGTCTGAGAAAGCAGCAATTGAAGAATGGTCGCTGAAGAACGGTTACTTAGATAAGGATCGAATCGCGAACATTATGGACTGGGGCAGCGTCGCGATGATGCGAAAGGCCTGGTTATACGATCAAGGCAAAGTAGCAGTCAAAAAAGCGCAAGCCAAAACTAGTCAAACCCTATCTCCAGGGAATAAAACACGCTCCGCACCAACCCGAAGCGCGTATCGGGATCAGCAAGCTCGTCTTAGAAAGACAGGCAACACTAAAGATGCCGAGGCTCTGATTGCGATGCAGTTGAATTCAATTAAGAGATAATTATTATGACAATCGTCGCAAATACGTTTACTTCTTTTGATGCGAAAGGCATCAGGGAAGATCTTAGCAATGTGATTAACATTAGTTGATCCTTTCACTGGCAACAGTGATCGAAAATTCCGTGAATTGCTGGAACATCCCCCTGGGACAATCAGCAGCCAAGCTAGTTAGGAATAACTAGAAGGTTCAACGACTAGAGTACGGAGTCCAGACCGGACGGTAAAACTCCACGAGCGCGGAACGTCCTTATGGGACGATGATATAGTCTGAGCTGCATAGCAATATGCAGAAGTGGTAATTAAAAAAGCTACGATAACAAACCTGTACAACATTGCACCGGAGGAAACTCCACTTCAAAGTAACATCAGCCAACAAGAAGTCTCTAACACTCTCTACGAGTGGCAGACCGATACTCTTGCCGCAGCTGACGCTACTAACCAGCACATCGACGGTGATGACATCGCCGCCTTTACTGCTGTCGCTCCAACTGCTCGTGTACATAACTACACGAACATTTCTCGTAAGACTTTCATCATTGCTGACAACTTACGCTTTCAGGATCTCGCTGGTCGAAATTCNGNGNTANCAATACNATCAAGTCGTCAAGAACGGTAAAGAATTACGCAGAGATATGGAAGCCATCTTGTGCGCGAACACAATTCCTACGGCTGGCGGTGCTGCTGCTGCTCGTAAGACAGGTGGTTTGTCTGCATGGTTAGCTACAAATTCCGTATCAAATACTGGTGGTGGCGTAGCGGGTGCAAACCCTGTACTTACTGCGGGTATACCGACAACTGCTCAAACTGAGGGTACTAAACGTGCCTTTACCGAAACCCTTTTAAAAGAGGTGATCGAAAACGTTTGGACTAGTGGTGGTCAACCAACAATGGTGATGGTCGGCGCGAGCAATAAGCAAACACTCAGTAGTTTTACTGGTATTGCTGCGAACCGCTTCCAAATCACTAAACCAGAGCAAGGCACAATTATTGGAGCCGCAGACATCTATGTGTCTGACTTCGGCGAACTCTCAATTGTACCTAATCGATTCCAGCCTAAGCGTGATGCTTATGTACTTGATACCGAATATCTCGGTGTTGGTATGTTGCGTCCGATGCAAACGGTTGACTTAGCTAAAACAGGCGACGCTGAGAAGCGAATGATCCTGGCTGAGTATGGATTGATAGTGAAGAACGAAGCAGCTAGTGGTGCGGTCTACGACCTCACGCATACATAGCGGCTAACAAATGAAAGGCCTTGCGGGGGGTCTTTCACCTAACCAGGTGGAGATTATGAAAAGAACCCTCGATATAGATCCTTTAATGGCATCGCAGCAAATTTTTCATGCGAACGAGCAAGGCGACAAATTCACAATTGAAACCAAGCAGGACGTTTCAGGAATTATTAAAGAAGCCAAAGCGGCTCGCATCGAGACAGACAAGCATACGCGCTATGGCGATATGACTAGAGTCGCCTCGATCCCAATGACTATTTATCAAGATTGGGTGAAGAGAGGTTACACCAAAGACCAGAAAAAAATGAAAGAGTTATTGAACTCGCCTGAGCTCAGATACTTTAGGACTAGAGAAGGAAAAGTCTAGTGGCTATTACTAACTATGGGACGCTTAAGGCTGCTATCGCTGATTTTCTTAATCGCGACGACCTGACCGCTGTCATCCCAACGTTTATTGATTTTGCTCACGATAAAATCAACCGAGATCTAAGAACTCGACAGATGATCGCCAGGGCAACTGCAAACATTGATTCTCAGTACAACGCATTTCCTCCTGGTTTCCTCCAGGTCCGCGACATTCGATTAAATACTAATCCAGTGCAAGCATTGGAGTATGTGTCTTCGGAGCAGCAGAACCAAGAGAGAGGTCGAAATCCGACCAGCGGTAGACCGCGCCTGTTTTCAGTTATCGGCGAATCTTTTGAGGTCTTTCCAACACCAGACACTGCGTATGAGTGCGAAATCGCATACTACGAAAAAATTCCCGATATGGCTGCTGACACAGACACGAACTGGCTGCTAACTAAAAGCCCAGATCTCTATGTCTACGGTTCGTTAGTTCATAGCGCCCCTTATCTTAAAGATGAGGACAAGATTGTAATTTGGCAGACCCTCTACCGTGACGTTTTCAATTCCTTAACGCTGGAAGATGAAAAGAGTCGCTTTAGTGGAACCACCCCAAGAATGCGAACAAGGAGCTTCGGCTAATGGCTGGCACATCGAACTATTTAGAAAACAAAATACTGGATCACGTTTTAACTGCGACCAGTTATACGTCTCCGAGCACTTTATACCTGGCTCTCTACACCTCAGATCCGGGTGATGACAATTCGGGGACTGAGGTTTCAGGGACTAACTATGCGCGGGTTACCGCTGCGTTTACCGTTACTGGAAATGTTGGCACTAATAGTGGAGCAATCGAATACGCAGCAGCAGGTAATGCTTGGGGAACCGTGACTCACGTTGGAGTTATGGACGCATCGAGCTCGGGCAATCTGCTCTATCACGCCGCTTTGACTTCGAGCAAAGCGATTACAACTGGTGACATTTTCCGTATCCCGGCTGGCTCACTAACAGTGACGATGACATAAAAAAATGCAATACGGCACAGGCGATTACGGCGTTGGGAAATTTTCCCAGGTACTAGACGGCTACGGAGCCTTTGAGTACGGCACAGGGCTATACGGCGAAGGTGGCCCAAGGGTCATTGCATCTGCCGCGATTACATCTGTGACTACAGTCGTTGCCGCTGGTGCGTTTTTAGTCAACGGCGCGTCGGCAATTACGAGCTCTACTTCCGTAGCAGCTACCGCAGATGTCTTGACCGATGGCTCGGCGGCAATCACCAGCTCAACCCTGGTTGTGGCTGATAACACAAGCGGTGGAAAGGTATTAGAAGGCGAGTCGGCTATAACGTCGATTACAACCGTCATAGCTAGCGCCAGGCCGATCTTAGAAAGCGCTGCGGCAATCCTATCAAGCACTACGGTAATCGCCCTGGGCGCAGTCACAACCGAGTCTGGCGTAGAGCCTATTCTGAGCGTGACAACTGTCTCCGCTTCGGGACGCTTGAAGTGGGAACCGATTGTGGACCCGACCTCCCCAACGTGGACTGAGATACCCAACCCAACCGACACATGGACACCAACTTAAAAGGTAATAAGACATGGCAACATCAACACCAAATTACAGCTTCCAAAAGCCAACCGTATCTGGCGACTCTGGGGTATGGGGCGGTTATCTGAATGCTAACTGGGCAAGCCTTGATTCTCTGCTTGGTGGCGATACCGTTATAACTGGAATTGATATTAATAGCGGCACAATTGACGGCGCGACTGTTGGTGCAACTACCGCTGCCTCCGGGGCATTTACAACGCTGTCAGCGTCGGGAACATTTACCTTTGGCGGTGTAGCGATTACAGCTACTGGGGCCGAGATAAATTATCTCGATGGGGTGACTTCTAACATTCAAACCCAGCTTGATGCTAGCGGCGCGGGATCTGTTACGAGCGTTGATATTTCTGGCGGCACTACAGGTCTTACTACTTCAGGTGGCCCAATTACAGGCTCAGGAACAATCACGGTTGCAGGTACTCTTGCTGTCGCAAACGGCGGCACAGGCATTACCTCTTTAGGTTCTGGTGTGGCGACTTTCTTGGGTACTCCAAGCAGTGCCAACCTAGCCAGTGCGGTTACTGATGAAACAGGCTCCGGTGCTTTGGTATTTGGTACGAGTCCTACACTTTCAAGCCCAGTTTTAGGCACTCCGGTAAGTGGTAATTTATCTAGCTGCACTGCGGATGGAACCAATGATGTCGGCACAAATAATGTAGCCGCAGTAGGAACAAAAACTAGTGCGTACACTTTGGCTGTAGGAGACGTTGGTAAATATGTCCAAGTAGGTTCAAGTGGCTCAATCGTAGTCCCAGATGCTACGTTTGCTGAAGGCGACGCAGTGAGTATCTTTAATAACACGAGTGGCAACATAACTATAACTTGCTCAATAACAACTGCATACATAGCTGGAACCGATTCGGACAAGTCCACTATGACGCTTGCGACCAGAGGTGTCGCTACCGTATTGTTTATTAGCGGTACAATATGTGTTGTCTCAGGGTCAGTATCCTAACAGGAAACAAATTATGTCAGGCATAATGCTAATGCTGATTGGCGGCAAGGGTGCATCAGCACCTGTTAACACAGTGGCACCCGCTTTAAGTGATTCCACTCCACAGGTAGGTCAAGTCATAAGCGTTTCTAACGGAACTTGGACGAGTGATACTACCCCCACTTTTACTTATCAGTGGCAGCGTAGCGGTTCTAACATAGGTGGAGCAACGAGCAGCAGCTACACAGTCGTTAACAGCGATTACAACAACACTCTGCGTTGTGTAGTGACCGCGACTAATCTAATTGGTGCTGATTCTGCAAACAGCAATACTTCTTCCACTGTACCGGGCGCGCAGCCTGTCAACACAGTTGCTCCTGCTTTAAGTGACGCTACTCCAGTTGAGGGTCAGGTACTTACGGTTACGAACGGGACTTGGACGGGTGTTCCTACACCTACTTTTACTTACCAGTGGCAAGCTAACGGAAGTAATATAGGCGGTCAAACGAGTAGTAGCTACACCGTAACTTCAGGTGACGTACAAAGTAGTTTGCTGCGATGCGTAGTAACTGCGACTAATGCCATAAACACTGTAAGTGCGAATAGCAATCAATCAAATTATCCTGATGCGCGCACTGGGTCTTATGTGGTCGTTGCCGGTGGCGGGGGCGGTGGATACGATGCGGGTGGTGGCGGTGGCGCTGGTGGTATGATAGCGGGTACTCCACCCGCAGGCTATTTCTCTGGAAGCTATAGCATTTCTGTCGGTGGTGGCGGCGCGGGTAGCACAGGCAGTGGCGTTACAGGCAGTGACGGTTCTAGTAGCGCCGGGCCTTTCACTAGCTGTACAGGTGGTGGCGGAGGCGGCTCTTTTGGAAACAGCCCCGGGCGTAACGGCGGCTCTGGAGGTGGTGGTAGGCGAGGTGATGCAGGGGGGACAGGAACAACTGGTCAAGGTAATACCGGAGGCCAAGCAACTGGTAGTTATGGCTCAGGCGGTGGCGGCGGTAAAGATGCGGCTGGTGGTGCGGGTTCTGCTGGCTCGGCAGCGGGTGAGGGCGGTAATGGCGGACTGTCAAGTATTTCAGGAAACAGTGTTCGGTATGCGGGTGGCGGAGGCGGTGGCTCAGACAATCCTAACCCCGGAGGAAGTGGCGGTGGCGGTGGCGCGGGAAA